GCTGGGATTTTCTTTCCCTCAGGAGTGCCAAGCTGCGCACGGAGTGCCCCCGGTTTTTTGATCGCTTTGGAGATGTCGAGCTTTCCGCCTTTAGCATACATAGTTACCTCGTCGGGGTTATCCTTACGACGAATCGTCTTCGCCCCCGGCATTTTAGAAGGGTTTATAGCCCCCATACCCCGACAAGCGCGCATTAGCAGGAGCCGCCGTTTTTGAACATAGCACCGCCGTAGCTGTCACGACCGCGCATTTTAGCGGCTCCGCCACGGGCCATCTTGACCATCGAAGTCTTGGTCTTGCCCTTAATAGCGCAGCCGTCGATAGAACCGCCCTTGGCGAATTTCTTCATTGCACGGCCTTTAGTATCAGCCGACTTCTTCTTCATTGCAGCGCCAAACTTAGTAGCCATTTTTCCACCTTTCTTATATCCCGGACCTTCGGAACGGTTTGCACTTCCAGCTACCTTGCCTTCTGCGGCTGTAGGTTTAGCTTTCTTCAGCGAGTCTAACTGGGCCTTGCTGCGAGCGCGGTCAGCAGCAGACGGCTGCGGAGGTATTGAGCCGCCCTTTTTGAACATAGCTTTGCCGTACTTAGCTTCCTGCGCCTTTCTATAGGCGTCAGACGTTTTGAAAAAATCGCCAGTTGATATTCTACCAGCAATGGAATCGGGATTTAGGCCCCTTTTTGTAGATGGACCTGTCGCTGTAGTGCTAGGCTTGTTAGTTTTTAGGTCTTTAGACGCGCCAAGAACTTTTGATTTGCTGCTAAACCCTTGGTCGCTAGGTGCATTACTCGCCCCAATTTTGGTTCTATCCCCAACTGCCTTAAAATTAGATTTTGCTAGGCTATCTTGGAAGAATTTGTTCCGCGCTGTGTCAGCGGCAGAAGGTTTAGCAGGGGGCTTTTTAGCAGGGGCCTTTTTAGCAGTGGTAGCGAGGCCCGATTTCACCGGAGCAGCTATTGTTGCTACCTTAGGCTCCGAAACTGAAGCTTCAGTGGTCACCGCCTTTGGTGCGCCGTACTTGCGGGTCTTTGTCAGGTTGCTTTCTGCGGTACGCTCTGCGGCGCGAGTAGCTGTACGATCAGCACCTGTGCGCTTGGCAAGGTCATCCTTGGCGTCAGCAATACGCTGTTGACGCTTTGCTTCAGCTACTTCAGCAGCCTTACCTGTCTTACGGGCCATAGCCTTTGCGTAGTCTTTTTCGATGTCAGCCATACGACGGTCGTAACGACCTTGTGCGCCACCGGCTGAGAACTTTTTCATTGTACGTGCCATAACTATACCTTCCTCATTTCATCAACCTTAGCTTCAAGACGTTCAAACGCCTTATCGAACCGGTCACCCAATCTATCGACCAGTGTGTTCATCTCCGAACGGGTTACGTGCTCGCGGGCGACTTCTTCACGGGTTTTGTTAAGCAATATGCTTATCCGAGAGAGATCGTCAAACTTACCCTTGAGGAGAAATATCATGATACCCACCGCAGCAGTTAGAACAATGTTCCATAGCATCATCTCCATGTCAGCACTTCCACGCCCGTAAGGACTTGTTGATGCGGCTGTTAGGATCATTAGCAGTCTTCTTGCTTGTAAGTTTTTTCTTCATCCCAGACATCCGAGCGCAGAATGATTTCTTACGTGGGCCACCTTCAGGCTGCGGAGCTTTAAGCCCCGGCTTACCCGGATTGGCTTTATTGTAAGACGCACGACCTTTGGCGTTCAGCCCGCCAGACTTCGCTTTGCCTTCTTTGCGTGTCCAAGCGGGTGTCTTGGCCATTAGATAAACCGTCCTTTTGTCTTACCCTGAGTAGCGATACCATCGCCACGCTTAGAAGCAGTTGAGCCGCCCTTAGCCATTTTCTTGACCTTGCCGCCTTTTTTAAAAGATGTTTTAAATGTACCGCCTACTTTGCCACCACCCATAGGGCTTGCGCCGACAGAAAAATTGCCTTTACCTACAGGGATATCCCTAAGCCCAAAGACCTTTCCAACGGGAGTTCGTACTTTACCGACGCTCACTTTGGGGCCAGAAGAGCCACCGCCGCCAGAGTCGCCGCCAAACCTGTCACCAAGGGAGCCTCCGCCAAAGTCGCCGCCGCCACCGACAAAGCTAGGCTCGCGCATCATACGATCCAGCGCACGGGCATCCTCTGCACGGCTACCGCTTACAACGATCTCGCCGCCATCATCATACCGCTTTGCTTTTTTGCGGGCCATTACACAAACCGTCCTTTGGTTTTACCTTGAGTAGCGATACCGTCGCCACGCTTCGAGGCGGAACCGCCCTTAGCCATCTTCTTGACCTTGCCGCCCTTACGCATTCCGGGGGATTCTTCAGCTACCATTACTTCGTTCATCACTGGACGACCGCGCATACCTGTGGGGGCTTCTTGACCTACCATAATATCTTCCATCATCGGACGACCGCGCATACCACCAGCAGCCTCTGCTGCCTTCTTCTTTTTGGCTAGCAGCATACCCGCTAGACCCAAACCACCACTACGAGCGATCTTATTAGCTATTTTTGGGTTAGCTGCTGCAAGTCCAGCAACGCCGAACATACCGCTTTTTGCAAGTTTCTTGAGGCTCATTATGCTGCGTCCTTCTGTGCGGGGACAACCATCGGATAAAGGATGTCTTGGCCGTAGTTACCGATATATTCCTGTACGCCCATATGACCTAACGAGATTGATGGATCGATCCAGACGTCGAAACCGAGTTCACGTGCACGGTCGCAGAAGAGGAAGTCTTCCCCCATGTAACCTTCTTCCGTAACTTGGAAATCAAACATCGCGGTAAGCGTGCGATCCGAGCGAGTGTCATAGTATCTCCATTCCGGATGAGCGGCTTCCATCTGCTCGAACACTTCACGGCGCACCAGCATAAAGGCAGTCGCCACGCGCTTCGCACGTACGAGGCCCATACCGTTCATGGTGAGTTCGCCATTTTCATCGTGATCGAGAGTGGCAATGTAATTTTTGGTTTCGCTGCGCGTACGGGGCACCGCAGCTACAATACCCTTCTTGGGGTCAGTACCCCACGCCATAAGGCGGAATACATCTTCTGCTTCGAAGTTAATGTCCGAGTCGATGAACATTAAGAAGTCGCAGTTAGACTCAAGCAAGTCTTGCGCCAACAGGTTGCGCGCACGAGAGACAACAGAACAGCCACAAATGCTGCCAATCTGAATATCAACTCCGTGCTGCGCAGCCTGCTGAGCAAAACGTGCGAGAGAAACAGCTAGCTTCAAAGACACCTTGAAGTCGTACGCTGGAAGAGCGATGAAGACGCTCTTACCAGCTAAGTCGTAGCTTTGTTCCTGTTGCATATATCACCCGTAGAAGGTTGTAGCAGTTAGGTTAGCAGGTAACCCTACATAAATCCCGTTTTCAGCAAGGATACCTTCGCCGGGAACAAGGATAGAGTACGCCACAGCGTTATAACTGTCGGCTTCCAGTAACACATTCAGGTAGGCTGTTACGTTACCCGTACCCGATGCCGCTGTAGTAACTGTGAAGGTGGTGGCATTAGCAGTAAGCACCGTATACGCACCGTCTACAGCGGTACCACTAGTGAAATCTAGGAATACCCTATCACCCGCAACAAGACTATTTGCTACCGTAACTGTTAGCGTAGTTGAAGTAATGCTGTACGTACCCGCTTGTGGGTCGTTGTCCATAAAAAGGACGTTTCTTGCTGCTGCAGCCGCATTTGCAGAGAGGATAGCCCCCTTCAGGCGCGTACGGGAGCCGTACGCAACACCTGAAGTGTCTCGGTGTTTGGATTTGACGTCATATTGCATACCCATCAGTATTCTCCTTCTTAGAGGTTGTTACCGATTAGGTGTTAGCAGTGAAGATCGTCGTCAACCAGACAGCATCTGTGGTCGCAATGCACTGAAGCCAAGTCGAACCTTCCATGGTCACCGAAGCAGTACCATTGATGGTGTCGCTGGTGTTTGCATAAACGATAAGACCGTTGGTCGCAGCCGAGTTGTAAACCGTGATGGTCGTGCCAGCCACAGCCGTTGGGAGCTTTACGCCGTTCGTGCCAGAAGCACTAGCAACGACGTTAACGCCGTTCGAAAGAGCCGCAGCAGTTGCGAGGTTGGTACCAGCAGCCGTAACAGCAGCAACAGGCTGAACAACAGTACCTGTAACGGTGCCTGTGATGTTACCGGTGAAGTCACCGATGAAGCCGTTTTGTGAAATTACTGGACCCGAAAAGGTTGTATTAGCCATAATATTTCTCCGTGTAGTAGCACTCGTACGTACCGTCTCTACTAAGTCCGCTGGGCCGGTCGGTACGAATAATATCCCTAGTGCCGTAGATATAACACAAACAAAAAAGAAGGGAAGAGATTTCTCTCCTCCCTTCCCCCCGTTCCCTTGAGCTACGCTCTTGGGGAAACTATTAGGCTGCGCCTTCGCTGCCGTACATACCCAGAGGGTCTGACCAGCCGAACGAATAACGCTCACGAGCCTTGTAACGTACGTTACCAGTATCGAAGTCACCGTCCATGCCCGTCGCCATTGGCGTACGAACAAAGTGCTTCAGACCGTTTGGCACGTCTGTGGTCAGGAACCATGCATCCGTGTCGGTCAAGAAGTGGTTTACAGCGTATCCTTCTGGGATCGAGCCGTTCGACTTCAGTGCGTTGATATCGTTGTCTGCAGTCGAAACACGAAGTTCGGTTTCGAGCAAGCGAGTAGCAACAAACATCAAGCTTGGTGGTACGACGAGCTTACGCGGTTTAGCCGCGATGAGCAGGCCACGTTCATCCGTCCACGCTGCGATCTGAATTACAGCCGCTTCAAGCGACGTTTCGTTCAAATCAGCAGGAGTGCT